CCCGCGATGTCACCCCAGATACGGCGGAAGAATCCTGCTATCGGCCCCCAGTTCGTAATCACCAGGTAGGCAAGGGCGATCAGGGCTCCGATCGCCACCGCGATCAGCAGCAAAGGCCAGGTCACCCCCAGCATGGCGATGGCGAGCACGACCATGACCCCAGCCAGCACGGCGAAGGCCCCGGCCAGCCCGATCACCGCCGCCCTCCCCGCAGGCGAGGTCTCGATGAAGTGGCTGATTGCCGTCACCACCGGGGTCATCGCCTTGGCCGCCTGCGCCAGGATGGGCAGCAAGGTCTCGCCCATCGTGTTGCTGAGACCCGCGATCGACTGGTTGAACTGCTGATGTGCTAGGTAGGCATCGTGCGCCGCCTTGACCTGTTTGGTCGAGAGCGTGGTGCCCATCTCATCGGAGTTCTTCTGGAGTTCCTTGATGCCGTCCGAGCCCTCATTCAGCATCTCGATCATGGTCTGTCCACCACGACCGAATAGCTTCATGGCCAGGCCCGCCTTCTCCGCCCCGTCCGGCATGCTGGCGAACCGATCCGCCACGTCCAGCATCATGGCGTTGGTGTCACGGAGGTGCCCAGTGGAATCCTTGACCGGCACGCCTAGGGATCGGAAGGCTTCCGCTACCCCCTTGGCACTCCCACCGGCCCTGTCCCCCAACAGGTTGACCTGTTCCATGTTCTTCGATAGGAACTTGAACGCATTGCTGACATCCGTGCTACTCAGCCCTAGTTGACCGGCGGCACCGATCCAGCGTGAGGCCATCTCTGGCACCAAGCCGAACTTGACCGACATCTCGTAAGCGGCCTGGCCGACTTCCTCGGTATGGGCGACCGCCTCCGTGGCGAAGCTCTCGATCCCGATCCCTGCCCCCAACACGGCCAACTGACCCAGGCCGAACGACTGCGCCATGTTGCCGACGTTCTCGCGTACCTCGCGCATGGGGGCGGTGGTCTTCTCGGACATTTCCTTGATGCCGGTGCCGATGCCACCCATCGCAGAGCCCAGTCGCGAGAAGATGCCACCTGTACCACTTGGCCCTAGTTCCTGCTCTGCCGTGCGCCGGACCTGGCTCAGTCCTGCCCCCATCTCGGAGGCCGCCTTGCCACCTACTCCGCCAGCCCCCATGGTCGCGCCCATGGTGCTTCCCAACCGTGAGACTGCCGCCTCGGCCTCCGCCACCTGGCTGAAGTCGAGTACGATCTTGCCTCGAATCGGCGGGACGTCAGGCATGCTTCACGCTCCGTCGCCCTCCGGACAGGGTGAAGCCCCCTCCGGAGACCTGGGCCATCGCCGGGCGCATGTACGGTTCGGCCCGATCCTTATAGGTGCCGAACTCCATGGGCGTGGCTTCCCGCACTCCACCCCCACCAGCTACTATCGCCCCCACACTGCGCCGGATGCCTTCTCGCTTCATCTCTTCGAAGTGGATCGAGTTCTCCAGAGCATCCGTACGCTTGGGGGCGAGCTGCCGGGCGACCTCCACGGCCCGCTCCCCCATGCTGGTCATCTGCTCCTCACCGTCCTTGCGGACCCCCTCCAGAGCTTCCCGCATGCCAGCTAGGAACGCCTGGTCACTCCACTCCACACTGCCAGCCATCAATGATGCCTCATGCGCTCGTACTGGCGCCGCTCGCGCTCCACATGCTCCTCATGCTGGCGGCGCAGGACCATAAGCTGATAGGGAGTCATCGTCCAGAACGCTTCCGACGCGATCCCCCATTGAGTGACCGCTTGGTAGTAGACCGCCTCGTAGTCGGTTGGTCCCTCGGGGGAGATGGGTTTCCCTGGTTCCGCTGCCCCGCCTGGGCCTGCTCGTAGAGACCCGTCGCCTCCATCGCTTCGAGCACGGCGTGGGAGTAGTTCTCCATCTCCGAGAACTCCATCAGGTCCACGACCTCGGTGCCTGCCGGCAGCCCTCGCACGCAGGCTGCGAGAAGGTCGGTAATGGCCGTGAACATCTTCCCCTCGACCCCCTTCTCCAACTCGCGCCCGAGCGCCATCATGCTTCCCCACTTGGCCTCCAGGGTGACCACGGCGCGATTGTCCACCACGAAGTCATAGCGCTGTCCCGCCAGCGTCACATGCGATCCCTGTCCCGCCAACTTCTGACCTGCCGTAGTACGAGAAGGCCGGCGCGGCTGAGGCCGGTCAGCTTCCCCGTTGTCGGCCGTTGGGAGGGGCAGGAAGTCCTCGTCTTCCGGCTCCATCCTCATGGCCGATCACACGATGGCCGCGGCCGTCTCGTTGGCGATCGCCTGGACCCATGCGTTGGGCGGCCCGGAGGCGATGGTCCCGACCAGAGGCACCGCCGTGTACGAGAGCGTCTGAATCTGGTAGTCCTCTTCGGCGAACGCCGTCATGTCGATGGTGCTCGGCATGCACTTGAAGAGGATGAAGTGGACATCGCCGCCGATGTAGTCCACCTGCTTCGACTGCCCCTCCGTCTTGTAGTACTGGGGCAGGTTCGTTTGCGAGAGGGTGACGATCGACTTCTGGGCCGGCGTGGTGCCGGAGTCCGTGACCGTGCCAGCCACGGAGACACCCAGCACATCGAGCGACAGCTTGGCGTACTTCAGGTCGCCCTTGACTTCCTTGAACACCGAGTCCGCCGCCAGCAGGGTCATGTCGCCCCGCAGTTCCTTCATGTCCAGCCCAAACTGACAGGTCAGGGACTTGACACCAGGAACATCCATCTTGCTCCCGAAGGTGGGCGGCTGCCCGGCCGGGTCCGTGGTCAGTGAGTAGACCGCCGCATCGTTGACACCGTACAGCTTGGTGACGTGCGACAGGGGCATCTTCTATTACCTCCGCTCCGTTATGAGCCAGACATCCGTCCGCCTACTCCAGTCCAGTGCAGGTGGACAGACGGTGGCACCTACACGCTGTCAGTATGAACCCTTCTGGCGAACTCTGCTCGTGCTCTGAGCAAGGTGTCCACGGTCACCATCCGCATCGCCCGACAGTTGGGGCAGCGGACGCATATGGGCAGGTTCACCTCGCGCCGGATGGTGGCCGCAGGATCGATCATCTGATAGACGCCGAAGCTGCCGCCTCCCGCTCTGTCCAGCTCATGCCGGAAGGCGGCTTCCTGGCGGAACTGAGCCACCTTGCGCCGCTCCGACATCTCGGTCTGATACTCGCTGTCACGGTGCTCCAGAACCCCTCGCTTGTCCCCACTGGCCCGCCTCCCCGTGGCCGGATCGATGAACACCCAGCCCGGGGCCACCCGCCACACCGGGTTCGGATTCGCCCCGATGACCGATGCCCCTACGGAGCCCAGGTAGGTATCGCACTGCGCCTTGCCGCAGAAGATTTTCACTGCCCCCGCCTGACCTCCAACGTGTAGGTGTGGTCATGGATGTTGTCGGTATCGAAGATGCGACGCATGATCGAGGCCACCTTGACCACGTACACGATCCCCTGACCCACCTTGCCGGGGACGTCTGGGTTCCCTGGCAGGTAGAGCCGAGAGCCGTCCAGCACCGCCGTCAGATGAGGGCTCAAGGTCCAGTCCACCAGTAGTTTTCCCTTCCGCCCTGTCACCCTGCCGTCCAGGTCCCGCCAGTCCTGATACAGGTCAAGCTGCACCGTCTCCACCACGGTGTTCGCCTTGCCATCCTCCCAGGGGTCCGGCACCATGCTCATCTCGTCCAGGGCCACCACATAGGGCCGCCTGGGCTGCGGGATGGGTTGGTCGGCATACACCGCGTAGCCCAGCCCCTGAGTCTCAAGGTATGCCTTCAGCAGTGCACCCGTGGTGACCGGCATCACGCCCCGTCCTTTCTATCCTGGCCTAGTACCACCCGGTCAAGCTCAGTAGGCGAGGTGCCAGGACCACCTGCCCCCGCATCATCGTCCACCAGGTACTCGTCCTCCTCGTCCAGCGCCAGCCCCAGGAATGCCGCCCTGGCCGCCTCATATCGCTGCCGGGCCAGGTCACAATCACGCTCCCCCTCCACGATCAGCCGGTGCAATCTCTTCTCCGCGTGCTGAAGCTGACGATAGGCGACTCGGTACTCGGAGGCGATCTCCCGCACCCGTTCCTGGTTCTCGAATGGATCGACCTTCATGCTGTCCCCTCCGAATGCCCCCTGTGAGGCGCTGAGGCCGTCGCTGTGGCCTCTTCGACCCCCATGGTAGTGTCCAGGGCCTTGGGGCCGCTCGGGATGCCAGGCTGGCCATCTCAGCGGCTCAAGACGATCGGCCCAGGTGTGACCCTGGGCCGATACACGGAGGGGGGGAGGGAATGCATTCCGCCGCCGGTCCCAAGTCTACCGCAGGATGCGTCCTGCCAACCATGTGCCCAGACCCCAGGCGAAGCCGAGCACGAAGCCACCCAGCAGGACCATGAGGAGCCACTGCCACCACGTCATCGTGGCCGTCAAGCCGAAGTCCATCGCACCTCCTATGCGCCCACCAACTCCGACACGATCACCGACATCCACGCATTTTTCTCGTCTATCACACCCACTCCGTCGATGTGATACACGCGCGGTGGCTGACTCGGTGCCCGCTGCTCCTCCAGGAAGCGCAGGTCATGCCCGGTTGGCTTCCCTCCAGGCAGCGGTGGAGTGGCCAGGTCGGGCCGATAGCGGCAGGTGACCGAGTGCGTGATTGTCTGTCCCGCTGCCCTGGCCGCGATCAAGCTGGTGACACTGAGCGGTGCCACCCTGGCCCGGATCTTGTCGTAGGTCACCCAGTGCTCTTCCGGGCGCCCCTCGCTGTCGAACTGCTGCGGCCCTTCCCTGCGCTGTAGCTGGAGCACTGACCGTAGCTCACCCACCCTGGGCGATGGGAATGGACGTGGTGGTCGCGAGATCACCGGGTGGGGGTCTCCGCCAGGTCCGCGATCAGGTAGTCGAGCAGGCCCGGTGGGGGCGGATCGGCCCGCTTGTCATACCAGTGCGCCATCAGGACCAGTTGCGCCCGGATGAAGTTACTCGGTACTGACCGCACGTCCGGATTGCCCACCACAATCTGAGCGCTGACCACCGGCAGGGGCCGGCTCGCCGCCACCGGCCAGGCTGAGCTATGGGCCAGCGTGATCCGGGGCGGGTCCCCTGCCGTGTCCAGGCCATAGTCGGTAGGTGTCATCGTGTGCGAGATGCCGTCCGTCCCTGTATAGCTCAGACTGTCAACCGACTGGAGTGGCCGCCGGCCTACTTCGATCGGACCTCCGTAGGCCGGGAAGCCATCCCAGTACTGAACTATCGTCATGGTCAGAGCCACGTACCCGGTCGCATCTTCGATGTACTGGCGTGAATCACGGATCATATCCGTGATGAGGTCGTCGTCCTCGTTGTGTGTTACATACAGGTAGTTTTTCGCCCGCCGGAGGCCCATGGTCTCACTGGCCGGGGGGACCGCGACCTTGACGTTCGTCTGAGCCACCACCATGGGACTTTGACCGGGGTACATCGCCTATGCCTTGGGCCGCCTCATGCCCGGGGCTGGCACCGCCGCCTCCTCGGCCCGGTAGGTGAGGCCCGCCTCGGCCGGCTCGAAGTAGCGGGGGTTGGCCTTGACCAGTGGGTGGCCTGCCGCAACCCGGGTCTTGCCTCGGAGCACGACGAATTCCTGCATGCGTCCGTTCGGACCTGCCGGAAGCTGACAGGCGAACGACTCGGTCGCGACCATCACGGTGCTGGGATCGAGCTTGTCGGTGATCTCGCCCGGAAACGTCATCGCTCCTCCTACTATGCTCGCTCGAACATACCCGGATGCATGTCGAGGAAGATGCTCCCTGCCGGCGCCTCCTCGCCCGCCATCAGCGTCTCCTCGTTGCCGTCCGCGTCGGTGTGCCGCATATCCTGAAGCGCCTTCAGACCGCTGCCCTTGGCCTTGGACGACTTCTTCGGCTCCTCCGTGGATGCCTCCGTGGTCGGCTCCTCTGACGGGGCCTCCGTGGACCCACCTGCCGCCAGGTCCTTCGCCTTCGCCATCTCTCCTCCTATGCCGAGTTGGTCTCGATGCTGAGCGTGTAGTTCACGCCCGGCCCTGCTGATCCACCAATCGTAGAGCGGCGCCGAAAGAATTGGGTCACCGGCAGCACCCCCCGATAGGTGCCGGGTCCTGTGATGTTGGTCGGTGCCGCAGCCAGCCCAACCGCCAGACCATTGGCGCCAAGCACCCCCAACGTGTACCAGTTGACGCTGTCGCTCGACCCCTCGAACGTGAGCAGCAGGGTCGGCGATGTCCCCTGCACTGCTGACACCACGCACTCGATATGCGCGACCCCAGCATTGCCAAGGTCGAGCATCGGCCCTGTCGTGTTGGCCGTCTCCATGGCACCACCCGAGCCACCGCTGTAGCTGGCGCCCCGCTTCATGATGTTGCCGCTCGCGTATTTCGTCATGTGCTATCCACCCCTAGGGGGGAGCGGAGCCGGGACAGAATGGCTCCGACTCCCCAAGGGCGAGAGAACCGTCAGCCGGTGACCAGGATGCGGAAGCCATTGGGGTCGATCACCTTGGCGGTGTTCCGCCAGAAGGCGTAGAACCCACGCTGTCCGGTGGGCCGCTGCGAGGGACCGAACAGGTGCGGGATGACCTCGATGTCCATCCCGATCCGGTCCACGATGATGTAGTACCTCCAGTCGCCGAAGGCCACGATCTTGCTACCGGTGGTCAGCACGACCGGCATCTGCGAGCACTCGTGGGCCGAGTACCCGAGCAGAAGCTGGCCGATGCCACCCGGGGTCGGGACCTGGTTGGCCAGACCCACCGCCAGAGGAGCCGGCAGCGGGGTCCACAGCGCGGCACCACCAGCGGTGTCGAACTGGCGGATCTTGCCGTACATGCTCCTGGCTGCCACGAACTGGGCACGAGGCCGGAAGCGGGGCGGTAGTGCCGCCTCCAGGGTGTAGAGGTCGCCGACCGCGAAGCTCGCCACACCCCCAGCCGCCTGGGTCGATGTGGCGCCCACCAACACGCCCTGCGGGAACACTGTGGTACCCACGCCAGTGGTGAACTGGGCCGCCTCCAGGTCGTCCTTCGCATCCTGGATCAGGGAGGCGAGTTCGGACTGGAGCGCCCCCCAGTCCTGGGTGATCTCGATTGAGGCCGGGACGAACACGTGAGCCCGCTGCACAGTCGCAGAAGGCTGGGCCAGGGTGGGCGAGTTGTCGCTCGCCTCCGCCGCCTCTGCCGCGTAGCTGGCGGTCACTCCGGCCGACGTGACGCCGAGCCACTGGTTGCCCGTGATCTGTTCCACGCGTGCGATGGCACGGTAGGGATTCACGGACAGGTTGGAGGTCGGGATCACGGTCGGGTCCAGGGTGTAGGGCACCGCGTACCCGCCACCACCTGGGGTCAGCGTGGCCATCGCCCGGACCGCGTCGTAGGCCCGCTGCTCCTCGCTGTTCAGGTTGACCACCACCTGACCCCTCATCAGGGTCTCGACCACCTTGGTGAAGGCCCTGCGGTAGGCCGGGTGGCCGGTCGTCAGGATGCGCCGGGCGACCAGCGAACCCATGATGTCCTGGTCTTCCCGTCCCAGCAGACGGTGGACATGGGCGATCGCCGCATCGCGGTTGTAGAGGTCCGGATAGCTGGCGATCTCGGCCGCCCGCTTGGCCCGCTCCCGAAGCTCCCTGGCTCCCGACCCATCCTCTACGAAGGGGTTGAAACGAATGCCCGATAGGTCATAGACCTGCGACTCGGACATCCGCGAGATGGACACCACCCCGCTACTCACGGAGCTTGTCTGGCTGGGAGGGGACGGCATGTAGGTTCCCCGCTCCACGTTCTGGTCGCGCTCCCGAAGCTGGCGCAGACGCCGGTCCCTGCGTCCAAGCTCCTCTTCCTCCGCGACCAGGTCATCGAGGCGGCGGTTGTTGGTCTCCCACTGCTCCGCCACGTCGGCCGGGAACGCCTCCGACTCGAACTCGGCATGCTGCTCGCCGATCCATCGCTGGAGCGCCTCGATCTCGGCCCTGCGCTCGTCTCTGGTGAGCGTCGGCAATTCGATTCCTCCTCGTACTACCGGAGCTTCGCTCAGTGGCCCCGGTGTGGATTGCGGACGACTTCCAGCGCTCTCGCGGGCCGAGATGCGGCGCGAGCCTCCGGGTGAGTTTCCTCGGCGCGGGGCTCGGGTGCTGTACCCGTGTGCTGCTGTAGGTAGTGCGCTACGAACTCCTCCATGCGGTCACGGCTGAATCCGAGCGTGAGTAGTATGACATCATCGGTCAGGCTCCGCATGCGATGCCCCCGCATGCCCGCCGTCGCCCCCGCGTACTGAGGGAAGGTGACCGGGCCGAACTCCATGAGTTCCAGCTCCGTCACCTTGCGCTCCGGGATGCCCTTGGGATTCCAGTCGCTCGCCCCTGGCTCCTCTGCGACCTCCTCGCGCAGGACCCGGAACCGGAAGCTGGCTCCGTACTGATTGTCACTAAGGGCCGGCAGTAGGTCCCGGTTGTAGGTGGTGTCGTACAGGGGCACCTCGTAGTACACGCCATGCTCATCGGTGTTCAGTTGCTCGATCGGCCCCAGCACCTTCGATCCGATCACCGGGTCCCGACCGTGCTGGAACAGGCAGCGGATGTTGTCACGGTTCTCTGCGATCGTCTTGTCGAAGCACCCTGGGGCCAGCGACTCCATGAAGTTGCCTTCCCAGAATGAGTCGATCTCCGTCCACTCGTTGAAGAGGGCGAAGTGCCCGAACAGGGTGGGCGGGTCCTGGGGCGTCTCGTCCTCGCTCCACTGACCAGCCCGGAAGTCGGTCAGGAACACACCCCGCACCAGACCATCCCTGGGTGGAGCCCCGTTCCGCCGTGCCCCCAAGGCCAGCTCGCGCGCCGAGTTGGCCTTGCTCGACTTCTCGATCGCGTTCTGGTGGGCCTGGAGATGCTTCTCCGCAGCCGCCCTGTTGGTGAGCCCCATGACACCTCCTCGCGCCCCGTGCAGGGCCGCCAGGGCGGCGGAGACCCCCTTCGCATTGGGTGCTGCTCCTGGCCTGCTGTGATGGGGGAGCGCCCAACTGCTGGCGTTCTCCGGCGGCCCTGACTTGCGGCCCGCGCAGATCGAGCCGAAGCATGATGCCGGGGTCGAGGAGTTGGTACAGGCCGACATCGCTCCTGGCCCATCCCACGACCCATTGTCCACTCCAGCACGACCCACCACGTGCGAGGGCGAGGCCGAGTGACCAGAGCCGTCATCAATGCCCTTCTCGTCCTCGTCATCCTCGACCGACGCGGAGGCGGATGCACTTGCCTCCCCGCCAGGCTCATCGCTGTCCTGTAGGCCCATGATCGACAGCACCTCATCAACGGTCACGTTGGCCGCCACCACGAGATCGATGCCCTGCTGGGTCTCTCCGCTCTGGAATGCTTCGAGCGCCTCATCGAGCACCGCATCAAGGGACTGCACGACGTGCCCGGAGTCTTCATCCCACTCGACGTCGCCTTGCGCCAACTGCCGGAAGCTCATCTTCCGGAAGCTGTCCGCAGCCCGGTTGCCGGCAGCATCGCTGGTCTTCATCAGGTAGCCGGCCACAGTCCGCAGGCGGGCGGCTCGCTCCCGGCCCGTGCAGCCGCAGTCGGCCCCATTCCTCTTGGACTGACCGGACATCCTACTTACCTCCCTTAGTAGGTGGTGGGGGCGGGGCGGGCTTCGGCTTCTGGCCATTGGCTGGTGGAGCCCCGACCGGGGCGGGCGTGGTCGGAGGCGCTGCCTTGCCTGGCGGGGGTGGTGGTTCCTTGCCCGGTGGCAGGGGTAGGTCACTCATCTGAAGCGGCATAAGCTGCACGCTGTAGAGGCCGGTGTGGACGAGCCGGGTCCAGTCGTGGTTCATGACCGCATCGACCACGGTGTCTGGCTTGTATCCAGCTTGAATCAGCGAGCCGATGGTGGCCGCCTCCGTCTGCTCGATCAAGGCCAGGTCTTTCCCATCCTCCCGAAGGAAGGGGATGTCGCGGTCGTCATACCAAAGGCGAGACCCCGATGGCACCTTCATGATCGATTCCAGGCTGCCGCAGAAGTTCCGCCAGAGCGGCCGGATCGTCATATCTCCGAACGCATGCCTGGCCTGCGAATAGTTGGAGTACGTGGCTGACGCCAAGCCTTCACTGAGGCCGGCCAGCACGGCAGGCACCCCAGCCGCGGCCGCAATCCTGGTCTCACCATGACCCTGGACCGCTTTGAAGTCGATCTGTTCCATGGAGTTGCCGATCACCTTGGCATCTGAGCCGACGCCCAGGTAGAGCGTGCGGTACGCGTTGGATGCCCCAGCATGGCTCGCTTCCATCTTGGCAACCCACTTGTCGAACCGCTCCGGGCTCATGTTCTGGCCCACGCTGACCACCAGGTTGGGGGTCGCCCCGTGCTCGAAGTACGAGAGCTTGTGCTGCATGGCCGCGTTGTCGCCGATCACCTCACGCAGCACTGGCGTCAGCCAGGACATACCCCGGAAGCGGAAGGCCGGATCAGGAATCGGCGTCCAGGCTGCGACCTCGTCCGGCATGTAGAACTCTGGCTCCGCCGTGCTATGCGGGCCTAGTGGCTCGTAGATGTAGCCCAGCAGTTCGGAGTCCGCATCCCAAAGCATGGGGTCATCGGGGGAAGGCTCCACGTCTGACCCCGCCACCACCGTCACCCAATCGGGACGAAGGCGGAACAGGTTGTCCGTACTCTGGGTGCCCAAGCGCTTAGCCTGCGCTGCCCCGATCCCCCTCCGAGTCACGTAGAACCCACCACCCAGGTCGGCATCCTGGATCGCCCTCGCCGCCAGATCCCCCGTGGTCCCGCTCGTCCAGGGGTGTTCGAGCACGCTGAGTTCCTGGTTCCCGAACAGACGCCCCGGCCTACCCCGCAATGCCGACGCCACCACTTCGATCAACACTTCGTCATAGCCGGCCGCCCGCAATGAGGATGCGATGTCACTGGCTGGTCCCGCCGACGAGCCACCCCCGAAGTCACTCACCCGCTGCCACTGGAACCGGATGTCACTGAATACGAGGAGTCTTCGTAGGATGCACGCGAAGACGACCCCATTGTTCCGGTACATGCCCTGCACGTACCCCTCGAAGGTCGGGTTCGGCCACTCCTGTCGCTGGCCCAAGCTCTGGGCCTGAAGGAACGGATAGGTCAGCCCACCCCACTGGAACCAGGACAGATAGTCGTCTATCGAGATGGTGGGGTTCTGTCGCTCGTGTGCATCGAGCTTGACCATCCATCCCCCATCTCTGGCGTCGAGCTTGGCGATCCGCCCCTCGTAGTCGCTCATCATGCCCCCTGTGGAGCCCTGAGACCGCCGCTGCGGGGTCCTGCGGGTATCCGCCTAGTCCAGTGCGGGGAGGGGGCATGCCGCGTCGCCACGGTCATCTCAGCCGGTATAGTATCTCACGCCCACGCCACTGGTGGGTTGCTCCCGACGTCCCCGTAGTACCAGGCGGCTCGATGATAGGCCATCACGAAGGCGATGGCAAGATCCTGGTAAGGCCGAAACCCCTTGGCATTACTACGGGTGGCTCGGGATAGATAGACCCCCCTCGGCCCCTGTTTGGCGGCTGCGTTGGCGATATGCCGGGCCAGACGCTTGTCGCCGTTGTGCGTGAAGCTCTGATTCGCCACCGCCTCGAACGCACGCTGGCAGGCGGGCACCATGCGCTCTGGCGAGTTGGGGAACTCGACCACCGGCAGCCCCTCCAACTCCAGGGCTTGGAAGGTCCGCGCCCACCTGGCCGGATCGAAGGCAACCTCGACCACGTCGTATGCCCGACAGACCGCCCGCAACATCTCCTCGACCTCTTCGATGGGGACCCGCCAGTCGTCCGTGGCATCCTGGGGTCGCTCCCAGACCTCCACGACCTCGACCACTGGCCGCTCCTCCACGCTGACCGCCACGATGCCGGTCGCATCGTTGTTGAAGCTGCCGTCGAAGCCGACCACGACCTCCGCCCCCAGGGGGATCTCGCGCCTTCGATCCTCACATAGTTCCCAGGCCCCCTGCGGCAGCCAGGCCACCGCGCTCGCCACCCACTGGTTGCAGCGCTTGGTCCGGAACTCGGGCTCCAGGGTGATCGACAACGCGGCCTCAAAATCCTCCTCGGCTACGATCGGTGGGTCGTCCGCCAGTCCTGGGTTACCCTGGAGCCAGGTGGAGCGGAGACGATGGTCGGCATCCAGGTTGGTGGGTTCCCACCAGGCGAAGTAGAAGGCCGGATCAATGGCATCCCCGTTGATGATGGCCTGCCCGTGCTGGTATAGCTGATAGCACAGGGTGTCGTGGCCCAAGGCATCGAACCTGACCCCGGCGGTAGTAATCCCCACCATCAACGGCTCGACCCGGGAGCCCATGGCCAGAGACATCACGTTCCAGAGTTCCCAGTTCGGTTGAACATGGACCTCATCGAAGATCACCAAGGTCGGGTTCAGCCCCTCTTTCGTCCCCGCCTCGGCCGAGAGCACCCTGTAGATCGACCCCGTCTCCGGAACTTCGATCGCATCCCTGTAGATGCGACACACCGATAGTAGCTCTGGCTCCATCTCGATCATGCGCTGGGCCGTGTTGAACACGATCCGGGCCTGCATGCGGTCCCCGGCACAGGAGTACACCTCTCGCCCCTGGGGTCCATCCGGGTAGTCGCTGAGCAATCCGTACAGGGCCAGAGGCGCACCCCATCCCTCCGACTTGCCGTTCTTCCTGGCGGTCCCGATCAGGCCCCTGCGGTGCCGCAGGCGACCGTCAGGCCGCCGTGCCAGCAGGCCCCGATAGACCATCTTCTGGAAATCCCGGAGCAGGATCGGCTGGTTCGCCCTGCTCGCGATGCTGTCCTTGGTGGTGCGACAGAAGGTCTCCACCCACCCGATCGCGTGCTCGCCGTCGCCCTCCGCCATCTCCAGGTCACTGACCGGTGTCAGCCACCTGGGAGGCCAACCCCCCATCCGGGCCGGCTTGGCTGGTCGGACCCCCTTCCGTCCCCGCTTGTCTACTATCGCCATGTCAAGGAAGCTTCCCCCTGGGGCCGAAGCGACCCTCCCGCATCCCCATCTCCAGCATCCGCTTTCGCGCCGCCATCGCCTCTCGCTCCCCACCCGGCAAGATCCGGAGTACCCACCAGACCATTCCTACCGCGTCATCGAGCACGTCCTGAGACACAGGCAGGAAGACCGGCATCCTCTGGAGCGTGAAGGTCACCGCCCCACCCGTCCACTCGCCCGCCGTGATGTTGGGGCCTGGACTCATGGCATAGCGCTCCAGCCAGGCTCGCTCCTCCGGAGTCAAGTCCCGCATCATCGCGTGGTCGCCAGGGTCGCCCGAGCCGCCTCCAGGTGACAGGTCTGACAGACACCGTCCTTGACGATCGCCTTCGGGTGCTTGGGGCAGGTGCCCATGAGCAAGGCCGCAGTCTGGGTCCTGGTCACCTTGGCCTCGCTCTGGCGTACCACCTGGGCGATCTCACGGTGCACACGGGTCGCCTTGACCCTGTCCCCCGGCTTGATGGGGGCGTCCTTGCCCGTCAGTTGGGCCAGCGCAGCCGCAGTGTCCAGAGAGCGGGAGGGCTTGCGCTTGGGCACAGGCGGGAGCCCAAGGTACTGGGTCAGAGCTTCCTTGACCAGTCCGACCACGGTCAGGTTGCGGCGCTTGGCCCCCGCCTTGACCTGGTCCCAAAGCTCATCCTCAACCCGAATGGCACGAAGGGGAGTAGGCATTTTGTCATTGTATAGCAGATAGACACGTTCTGTATAGCTCTGGGCGGAATCTGTATATCAGCTATACAGATTTGGCTGACAGCTATACAGGATTCTGTATAGCTCAGTCGTTTCCTGCGCGGCGCCGCATAGCATCGAGCTTGCTCACCCGATTGACCTCCGCCACCCCCAGGCGACCACGGTCAACCGGTGTCAAACCCAGGGCACCCAGGCCCGCCAATACCTGCATGTCAAGCTGTCGGAGGCCGATTCGGTCATACCGATTCCGCTCTCTGAGCACCTGAATCCGCAGGGCCACCCGCTCGTCAAGCTGCTCGCAGACGATCTGCACCGTCTCGATGTCGGTGATCGAGACCCAGTGGTACGCGGTCGCCCAGATGCGATCCCAGAGGTTCCGCCCAGAGGTCGCCAAGGGCCGCAGGGGCTCGGGAGCTTCCCGCACTGGCTCCAGCTTGACCAACTTCCCCTCAGGGACCATCCCCTTCGAGGGGCGGGTCTCCCCTCGCATCCGCTTCTGCTCAGAGGGGACCGGGTTCCGCCCGGGGACTGCGCCCACCCGTCGCAATGTCGTCACCGCCCCAGTCTAGCACTATCGCCCCTCGTGTATAGCTGCTATACGGGAATCGAATTCGATCGCCGTATAGCAGGTCGCATGGCAAACTAGGCGGCGATCGTATAGCACGCCGCGCGGTAAACGTGCGATTTCCGCGGCCGCCGCGCGGTAATCGGTGGGTTGTCGCGGATCGCGGCCCGGTTGGGGCCTCGGCTCCGCAGGAT